CCTGAAGCGGGCCGAGAAGCAGGCGCTCGACGTCAAGGAGCGGCAGCTACCTCCCGGCGACCGCTGAGATACCCCCTGAAACGCGCGAGGATGGCCTGTACGGCGATATCGCGACCCCCCCGCGTAGGGTAGGACCCCGGAAACGCTCTCACGGAGTCTTGTGAATCTTGGCACAGGCAATATTGCGCGGTGATCGACCGCGCGCGGGATCGCCTGTACGTCGCGCGCGCGCTAGATCCCCCCGCCTTGACGCGGCGGATTCTGGTAGCACAAGATTTGACTCGAAGGTAGTAGCGGGGCGATCATCGTCGTCCGGTGACCTGCATTCATGGCCCGTCAGCCCGCCGAGGATTGATCCCCTCGGCGCGGCTGGCAACCCCAGGGGCGGTGCAGGCGAGGGCCATGTTCAATGCCTACTACCGTCCGCGGTCCTGATCCCATCCAACCATCGCTGCCGCTGGAGTTTGCGCCGGCCGAGCTGCGCGCGCACGGGCTGGCGGACGCTCACGTCCGGCCGCTGGTCGGCGTCCGGCGCCGCGAAGACGACTCCGTGCGCTGCGTGGGGCGGCGCGAGCCGGCCGTGGCGTGGGCTGATTTCGCGGTCCTGGAGTGGCTGCGCTCCGGCAACACGTTCGCGGCGCTCGGCGTGGACTGCGACTCTCGGGAGTCGCGCGAGCGGCTGGCCGCGGCGAGTATGGGCGCGGGCGACGTGCCGACGCCGAACCTGGCGATCTACCGCAAGCGCTCGGGGCATGCGCTCGCGGTCTACACGCTGCGGACGCCGGTGCATCGAGGCGAGGGCGCGCGGCCGGTTCCGCTGCAGGCGCTCGGTCGCGTCTCGGAGTGGCTCCGTGAAGCTCTGGACGGCGATCCCGGCTTCACGGGCGTCCTGGCCGCGAATCCCGAGGATGGCGGCTACGAGACGGCGTGGCTCCGGATGCCGGCCTACACGCTCCGAGAGCTATCCGACCGCATACCGAAGGGCTGGCGGCGTCCGGCGTGGCCGACCACGGACGCCGGCCGAAACTGCGCCGTCTTCGGGTCGTTGCTCCGGTTCGCGGCGCGGCCGGAGCGGACCGAGGCGGAGATCTGGATCGAGGCCGAGCGGCTCCGGGGCCTGTTCGACACGCTGCAGCCTCACGTCTTCACGCGCGCGGAGCTGCGCGGCGTGGTGCGCTCGGTGCTTCGCTACAGAGCCGGCTGGGCCGCGCGGGGCTGGCACCGGCCGGACTTCCGAGAGCGCCAGGCGCGGCGCGGGAAGGCGTCCGGCTTGGCTCGGTTCTGGGCTCCGGCCTGTGTCGAACGGGAGCGGCCGTGGGAGGCCGAGGGCGTCCATCGGGCCACGTGGTACCGGCGTCGAGCACGGGCGCGCCGCCGAGGCGAAAGCGGCGAGGCGAAAGCACGGGGCGAAAGTGCGACTCGAACCAACACAGGATAGTCCGCCGTGAGGCGGGGGTTGGGGTTCGTTCCGGAGGTTCGTTCCGGGGATCAGAAACAGAGCCGCGAAGGCGGCTCTATCGCGCCGGCCGCGGAGGCTCGGGCGGGGGACGTCGGTCTCCGGCGTGAAGCCGTGGTTTCTGATCGTCGCAACGCTTCCTGCCGCCCGCGTCCGCGGACGCGCTCTCGATGGTGGCATTCGGCACGTACTGAGGCGCAACCCTTGGGGGCTACGCGCGCGCGCGAGGCGCGAGGAGGGCCGCATGAACGTCAAGGCAATCCCGGAGGAGGTCTACCGCATCGCCTGCGGGAAGGACGGGCTCGGCGGCGCGAAGGGCAAGCCAGGCCGGCGAGCGGCTGCGGCCGAGCGGCTGCGGCACTTGGCCGGCGAGGATGCCAAGATGGCACAGGCGCTTTCGTTCCGAGCCGCACGCCGGCTGGCCGCGGCTGAGCTGCTCGAATCCGACCAGCCGATTCTGACGCGACGCCAGCGGCGCGAGGCCGCGGAGGCGACCGATGCCAAGTGACCGGAGCGACCGCCGGAAGGTCGACAAGGATCGAACGCTGCACCGTGAGGCGATGCGCCAACACGGGAGCTACGCCTCGGCACGGCTCGCGGTGCAGGCGAGCTGGTGCTACGAGCGCCTGGAGACCGACGACCTGAGCGCCACGCAACGGCGCGACCTGCTCGAACGAGCCGCACGCCTGCAACGGGTGGCGCTCGCCATCGCCAGCGAGCACTACGACCGCGACTGACCACGAATGAACCGATGGGGTGACCGATGGCGCTGACCGACCGCCGGCCGCGAGCCGGGCTCCGGGACTGTGTCGAGTACAACGTCCGCGGCATGATCGAGCTGGCCGAGCTGGAAGGCGACGCCGACTTGGTCGAGTGGCTTCACGACGTACTCGACCACGTCGATCCGCTCGAAGGCACGAACGATCTCGTCGGCGTTGAGCTGCGAGACGAGCGCCGCCTCGCCAGTCGCCAGCGGACCACGCCGGAAGGGACCCTGTAGGCTCGCCAGCCGAATAGGCCCGGAGCGTGTTGGTTACTTGAGCTTCGGTGCGCGCGTTACGATTGAGCATGGCTCGGGAGCGGAAATACGCCTCGAATGCCGAGCGCCAGCGGGCCTATCGGCAGCGTGTGAAGGCGGCTGCACCGCGGCCGAGGCGGCGTCGGGCGTCGGCGTCGGGGCGGGATCCGGCTGCGGTGCTCGCGGCCTGGTCGCGGCGTGCGCTCAAGGTTCCGGCGGGGCATCCTCGCGCCGGCCGGCCGATGCAGCTACCGGCGTACGGTCGGGAGTTCCTGACGGCGGCGCTCGCGGGCGACACGGCCGAGGCGCTGCTCTGCGTGGCTCGGAAGAACGCGAAGAGCGCCATCATCGCGGTCCTGCTGCTCGGCTACCTGGTGGGTCCGCTCCGGCGCGCCGGCTTCCGTGCGGGGGTTGGGAGCCTCGACAAGACGAAGGCCGGCGAGCTGCGCCGGCAGATGGAAGAGATCGCGGTCGCCTCGGGGCTGGAGGGCCTGACGTTCCGGCGCACGCCGTACCCGGGCGGCGTGTCGAGCGACTCGGGGACCGTCGAGGTGCTGTCGGCTGACCGCGGCGCTGGCCACGCGAGCGGCTTCGACCTGGCCATCGTCGACGAGATCGGCCTGCTACACGAACGCGACCGGGCGTTCGTGGCGGGGCTCCGGTCGTCGGTGAGCGCTCGCGGCGGTCGGTTCGTGGCGCTGAGCATTCACGGCGACGGACCGTTCGTGCCGGAGATCCTCGACCGCGAAGGCGAGCCGGGGCTGGTGGTCAAGCACTACGCCGGCGATCCGGACCTGGCGCTCGACGATCCGGCGAATTGGGCTCTGGCGAATCCGGGGCTCGGCAGCGTCAAGAGCCGCGCCTACATGGCGTCTGAGGCGCGGCGAGCGCTCGGCACGCCGGCCGACCAGCCGTTCTTCCGGGCGCACGAGCTGAACCTGCCGGGGAAGCCGGCGCGCGAGCTGCTGGTGGGGCTCGACGACTGGCGGGCGTGCGTGGTCGACGAGCTGCCGGCGCGGCGCGGTGTCGTGACGGTCGGCTTCGACCTGGGCGGCGCATCGAGCATGACGTCGGCCGTGGCCTACTGGCCGGCGACCGGCCGGCTGGAGGCGCTCGGGGCCTTCCCGGCGGTACCGAGCCTCGGGGACCGCGGCCGTGCGGACGGCGTCGGGAGCCTCTACGAGCGCATGCACGACCGCGAGGAGCTGGAGGTCTACGCCGGCCGCGTGACGCCGGTCGCGCGGTTCCTGCGGGCGTTCGCGGAGCGGCTGCGGGGCTGCAAGGTGGTCGCGGCCGGAGCCGACCGTCACCGCTCGAACGAGGCGCTCCAGGCGCTCGACGATGCCGGCGTCCGCTGGCCGATGAGGTGGCGGGGGACCGGAGCCTCGGCGAAGGCGGACGGCTCGTTTGACGTCCGAGCGTTCCAGCGGGCGGTCCTGACCGGCCGCGTGTCGAGCGAGGAGAGCCTGCTCATGGCGTCGGCGATCGGGGAGAGCGAGCTGCGCTACGACGACGCCGGCAATCCGGCGCTCCGGAAGGGGCGCGAGCGAGGCCGCATCGACGCGGCGTCGGCGGCCGTGATTGCGCTCGGGCTCGCGGAGCTGACCGCGGCGCGCCGGCCGGTGCGCGTACGGCACGCCATCGTGGCGTAGGAGGTAGAACGTGACAGAACAGACTCCGGAAGCCGTAAGGGTGGTGCTCCCGTGGTTGGAGGTGTTGATCGCACTCGTGGCCGTGCTGGTTACCGGGCTGGCATTGCTCGCAACGGTACTGTGGCGCTGGTTCGCGTTCTACGACGGGGTGCATAAGGACCGGACCGCGGCGATTGCCGAGAACGTCAACTCCGTCAAGGCGGAGGTCTCGGGCGTCAAGACGGAGGTCGCCGCAATGGCGCGCGACGTGGCGTTCTTGGCGGGCCGGCAGGCCGAACGCGACCAGGCGTAAGGTGGCCGGCTCCCGGTTCCACGCCGCGATCCCGACCGCAGCCTGGGACCGCGCGAAGCGGCGCATCCTCAAGCGCGACCGGTACCGATGCCAGAAGTGTGGCCGGCCTGGTCGCCTCGAAGTGGACCACGTGAGGCCGCTACACCGCGGCGGCGCGGCGCTCGACGACGCCAACCTACAGACGCTCTGCTCCCCTTGCCACTTAGCGAAGACTCTTAGCGAGAAAGGCGAGGCGGTCCCTGGTCGCCTCGCGTGGCGGCGCTACGTCCGCTCCCTTGCGGAACGTGTTACGATAGGCCGATCAAGCGCCGAGTCCGCATCGCGTCGGTGACGCGATGCGCGGCTTCCCGGTGGGATTACCACGGCGCGGGCTCCCGGTGGGAGAGTCCGTTTCGACGTGGTAGTAGTCCGCCGGCTCCTCACGCCACGAGCCTCCGGCCGGCGCTGGTCCTACCTCGTCACGGGCTCTCACGCCGAGCGAGTCCGCGCCACCATGACGGGGTGAGAAGTGACCGACCGACAGCGGCTGGAGATTCGCTCCAGCGAGATCCGAGAGCGGCTGAACGAGATCGCCGGAATGGACGATCTCACCGACGAGGTCCGCACCGAGAGCGAGGGCCTGACGGCCGAGCTGCGCGACGTCGAGACCAAGCGCCGCGCCGCCATCGCGGCCGAGCCGGAGCCGGAGGTCCGGGAGACAGAGCACGTCGATCCGGAGACGCGCGAGCGCCTGGAGCTGCGCTCGAAGGCGAGCCTCGGCGGCTTCCTGCTCGCGGCGCTCCGCGGTCGCCTTCCGGCCGGCGAGCTGGCCGAATACCAGGCCGCGTGCGGCTGCGACGACGGGATCCCCGTCGAGCTGTTCGAGGCGGACCGGCCGCGGCGTGAGGTCCGCGCGGACGCCGCGACCGCCGCGCCGTCGAGCGGGACCGGCGCAACGCTGGCTCCGGTGCAGCCGTTCGTCTTCGCCGAGTCCATCGCGCCGATGCTCGGGATCGAGATGCCGACCGTCGGCTCCGGGGCCTACAGCGAGGCGACGATCTCGACGGCGCTCACGGCCGCGGCGACGGCGAAGGGCACGAAGCGGGAATCGACCGCGGCGACCTTGACGGCCGTAACGGCGAATCCCCGGCGCATCGCGGCGCGGCTGTCCCTCACGCTCGAAGACGTCGCGGCCGTAGGCCAGGCCAACTTCGAGGCGGCGCTCCGTGAGAACGCGCGCATGGCGCTCGGCGACGCCTACGACACGCAGGCGATCACCGGGAACGGCACCGCGCCGAACGTCAACGGCATGATCGCGCAGTTGACGAACCCGACCGACCCGACCGCGGTCGCCACGTTCGACTCCTTCCAGGCGGCGTTCGCGGACCAGATCGACGGGCTGTGGGCGCGGACGCTGATGGACGTCGCGATGGTGGCCAACGTCGACGCCTACAAGCTCTCGGCGAAGGCGTACCGCGACAAGGTGATCGACTCGACGGACACCAACCAGGTGCGCGCGGCGGCGAGCCTCGGCGAGGTGACGTTCGCTGACTATGCACTGAAGCACACCGGCGGCTGGTGGACGAACAAGCGGATGCCGGCGTCCGCCAGCAACATCGCGCGCGCCATCGTCTACCGCAAGGGCCGGCCGGGGCTGCGGACCGCCTGCCACCCGGTGTGGGGCGAGATCGGGATCGACGACATCTACTCCGACTCCGGCTCGGGAATCCGTCACTTCACGCTCAACCTGCTGGTCGGTGACAAGGTGCTGCTGGTGCAGCCGAGCGCCTACGCACTGGCCGAGTTCAAGGTGGCGTAACTCCAAAGGGAAAGGGAACAGTCAGCAGATGGCCTTCATCAAGATCCGCCCCGGCGAAGTGAAGGACGGCGTCTTCGCGGTCGGTGACGACACCGTTTACATGGACGCGGACCACGTGCGGTACGTGCGGCCGACGGAAGGCGGCGCGACCCTGATCCACACCGCGTGGAGCGAGGATTTCCTCGTCAAGGGCAGTCCGGCGTCCGTGGTCGCGGGCATCACGCAGGCGCGGCAGGACGCGCACCACGGCAAGCACGAGCCGTGCGAGTGTCCGCAGCCGGCGAAGCCGACCGATACGAACGAGCCGCCGAAGGACTGAGCGGGCGCACGTGGGGCTCGTAGTCCTGGCGGGACCGGCGCTCTCCGGTAAGAGCACGCTCGCAGAGCACATGGTGCGCCGTCACCGTGGCGACGTGCTCATTGACTACTCGCGGATCTACTCCGCTATGACGCTCGTCCCTCGTGGCCAGCTGCGTCCTTCGCCGGTCCCGATCCCGTTCGTCCAGGCCGTTCGTGAGCACGCGATCCGGGAAGCCGGGGCGCGTGAGCTGAGCGGCGTTATCACCGTGGCCAGCGGTCGCCAGGTGGAACGAGTAGCAACGCTGGCGAACGGTGCGCCGGTCGTCATAGTCGGCATGACGCGCGCCGAGTTTGACAAGGCGCTCGCGGCCGGTAGGGAAGCACCGGAGCCGTCGAAAGCCGAGGAGCGTGCTACGCGCGTAACTACTCGCACATGGCTCCAAGAGTGTGGAAGCGCCGGCCGGCGCTGGTATGACAACGAGCCTCGACCGGGAAGTGGCTATCAACTCGGGTCGTTCGCGGGCGGCTTCTCGGTGACGGTTCGGAGCGACAACGATCCCCTGAAGCGAGCGCTCCGCAAGATGACGCGCTACGGCTTCCGGGACGCCGACGTCGAGTTCACGGCGTGGCTACTCGACCGCCTGGTCGAGCTGGACAATCCGCGCGGTCGGGAGCTGATGGCGACGGCGCTCCGGCTCGGGGAGCTGCTCGACTCGGGGCTGGACGCGGCCGACGCCGCCGTAGTAGCTGCCGGCGCGGCCTTGGAGGAGTTCGCCGATGCGGCGTGAGATCCGGTGCGCCGTCGAGCTGCGCGGTGACGGCGAGCGGACGTCGCCGGGGCGCCTCGTCGGCACGCTGATCGAGACGGGCCGCGTGGCGGGGGACCGCCGCGAGGTCTTCACGCCGGGATCGATCCGCTGGCCGGCGAACGGCGTCAAGCTCCTGGCCGAGCACCGCGGCCGGCTGGTGACGCGCGTCGAGCCGACCGTCGAGGGCTCCGAGATCCGCCTCGACGTGGCGCTCCCTGACACGGCGCTCGGCCGCGAGGTGGCGGCTGAGGTCCGCGCCGGCCGGAAGCGCGGGCTCTCCGTGGAGTTCTACGCGACCGACGAAGGCGACGTGCAGGGCGTTCGCGAGGTCCGCGCGGCGCTCGTGGACGCGGTCGCGGTCGTGGAATCGCCGGCCTACGACCAGGCCACGGTCGAGGTCCGGAAGCGAGCCGGAAGGCGGCGCTGGTGGCTCTGACGCTCACGGCCGCGGAGCTGCGCGACCGCCTCAAGCTGGCGGACGACGTCGCCGGCAACGCCGCGGCGACGCGGCTTCTGGCGCTCGCGACCGAGGCCGTCAACCGCTACGCCAGGGGCGCGCCGAGCGCCGTGGCGAACGAGGCCGCGACCAGGTTCGCCGGCTACACCAAGACGGCGACCGCGCAAGCGCTCGCGCTTCGCAGCCTGAAGCTCGGGGAAGCCGTCGACCTGGAGTTCCGGCCGGCTGGCTCGGCGCTCCGGCTCTCCGGTGCGATGGCGCTCCTGGCTCCCTACCGCCAGCGAAGGGCTCCCGGAAGTGGCGACGACGATGATTGAGCTGGGGATCGCCAGGCCGGAGACGCGCGCCTCGGACTACACCGACAGCATCGTCTCGGCGGTCGTGGCCGCCGCGTCCGGCAACGCGAGCACGGCCGCGACGGCGACGGCGGCGCTCGAAGAGGCCGCGGGGCTCTGGTCCCGGGCGTTCATGATGGCCGAGGTTCAACCGGCCGGTCCCCGGACGGCGAGCCTGACGCCGGCCTTGCTCGGCGAGCTGGCGCGGGATCTCTGCCGCCGCGGCGAGGCCGTCTACGCGCTTGACGTTCGGGGCGGCCGGCTGGCGCTCACGCGCGCCTGGTCGTGGGACGTAGCAGGCGGTCCCGATCCCGCGACGTGGGTCTACCGAGCGCACGTGGCCGGACCGACGACGACCGTGACGCGCCGGCTCGACGCCCGCGGCGTCTGTCACGTGCAGTACGCCTCGGACGCGGCGCGGCCGTGGCTCGGGCTCGGTCCCCTGCAGGTGGCGGTCCAGGCCGGCCGCCTCGCTGGCCACGTCGAGAAGGCGCTCGCGGACGAGGCGAGCGGTCCGCGCGGGACGCTCGTCACCGCGCCGGAGGCCACGGGCGCGGCCGACGACGGCGACGACGAGGTCGATCCCTACGCTGAGCTGCGGAAGGATCTCGCCAAGCTGGCCGGCGGCCTGACGCTGGTCGAGTCCTTCGCGGCCGGGGCCGGCGACCGCGGCCTGCGTCCGGACCGCGACTGGAAGCCGGAGCGCCTCGGAGCCGATCCCCCGGCGGCGCTCGTGGAGCTTCGCAAGCAGGTGGCCGACGCGGTCCTGGCCGCGTGCGGCGTCCCGCCGGGGCTCTGGATGGCGAGCGCCTCGGCATCGATGCGCGAGAGCTTCCGGACGTTCTACCGCTCGACGGTCCTGCCGGTGAGCCGCCTGGTCGCGGCCAAGCTGAGCGAGGCGCTCGAGGTCGAGGTCCGGCTCGCCTTCCCCGAGCTTGGCGCGGCCGACGTCGCAACCGCGGCTCGGGCCTACCAGTCGCTGATTGGGGCCGGCATGCAGGACGCGGACGCGCGCCGGATCGCGGGGCTGCCATGAGCGGCGGGACCGGTCCGCTCGCGCCGCTGGACCACGACGACACGTTCTGGCGGCTCCTCGACCGGCTGCCGGTTGACGAGCCGAAGCCGAAGCCGAAGCCGAGGCCGGAGCGCGACGGCCGCGCCGTGTGCGCCGAGTGCGGGGCGCGCTACCTGGTCCCGCGGACACCGGCGCTGACGCGGCACGAGCGGAGGCGGCTGGCGCGCGTGGCTCCGGACCACTTGTGCGGCCGCTGCATCCTGAAGCGGGCCGAGAAGCAGGCGCTCGACGTCAAGGAGCGGCAGCTACCTCCCGGCGACCGCTGAGATACCCCCTGAAACGCGCGAGGATGGCCTGT